TGGAATACCTCAAAAAGATGCAAATGGTAATTTTATTCCTGTTCCAAATAGGGTTTATAGTTATCTTTTACAATTAAGAGCAAAATCAACATCTGTGGTAATTGGTGGTACTATTTTTTCCGAATAGATATATAATTCCCAAAAATAACCTATTCAAATATTTATAAACATAACAATACAAAAATATGAATACTGATAAACTTTTAAAAGCTATTCAAATCCTAGTTCAAGAGGAAGTAAAACAACAATTACCAGCCCTAATTAAAGAGGGGGTTAGAGCCGAAATGAAAAAACTTATGGCTGAGGGAAAGGTTGTAAAACCCAAATCTGAAGGATTAAGTATGGCTAAAGCTATATTGGGTAACGATGAACCTATCGTAGAATCAAAAAAAGAATATAGTAAAAATCCAATGATTAACCAAATCCTAAACGAAACCAGAACTGCCGTTGGAAACGATGGTGGTTTTAGAACTATGAGTTTTGGACAAGGTGATATGGGTTCAATAGTAGGTAGAACTGCAATAGCAGAAAAAATGGGTTATGGTGATTTCGCTGGTGGTGCACAAAAAAGTGGATTAGGTGTACAAACCGGTAATGAATCATTAGATAAAGCATTGAATAGAGATTATTCTGAGCTTGTTAAAAGATTTAAGAAGTAATGGCAATTGTAGTAACAAAGACTGATATTTTTAAAAATCCTAATTATAAAGATTTAGGAGATTATGCATTTGGCTTATCTTTACCGATACAAATGGGTGAAGTAACATTTGTAAAAAATTATGATTTTATTTTACAATTAAAATCAAATGTAACAAATTTATTAAGAACACAAAGGGGTGAGAGGATAAATCAACCATTGTTTGGAACAAATCTACAAAAAATTTTATTTGAACCATTTGATGATGATATTGAAAATAAAATATTAGATGCAATTTCAAATGCTGTTAGAATCTGGGTTCCTCAATTAATTGTGGCGGGTGTTGAAGTTGATACATCTCAAGAAATGAAAGATAAAAATTTAGTTGAAGTAAAAGTAAAATTTAATGTTGTTGGTCAAAATTCTTCTTTCACCACTAATTTTTTAATGAATTCTAATAAATAAATGACATGGGATTAAGAACAACAAATAAAAATTTTAGAAATAAGGGAAAAGACGTAAAATATCTTAATAAAGATTTTACTGATTTTAAAAATAACCTTATTGAATATGCTAAAACATATTTTCCAAGAGAATATAATGATTTTAGTGAAGCTTCGCCTGGAACAATTTTTATTGAAATGGCATCTTATATAGGAGATGTTTTAAGTTATTATATTGATGATACATTCAAACAATCATTATTACCATATGCGGATGATGTACAAAGTATAATACCTTTATCTAGATATTTGGGATATAAACCAAATGTAACCGTACCATCAACAACAAAATTAGCAGTTTATCAAATTGTACCTTCAATTGGAAATGGAACTTCAAATAAACCAGATTCAAAATATTATCTTAGAATAAAAACTGGAATGGTATTGGAATCACAACAAAATGGGGTTCAATTTTATACAACCGATCCTGTAGATTTTAGTGAAGAATATGATAGAGAAATAAGTGTATATCAAAGAGATTCTCTAACCGGAGAACCATCTTTATATTTAATAAAAAAATATACGGATGTAATATCTGGTACATTAAAACTTAAACAAGAAGAATTTCAAAGTTATGTTCCTTATAACTTTATACGTTTAGATGATAGAGATGTAATACAAGTTGTTGATGTAAGAGATTCTAATAACAACAAATATTACGAAGTACCAGCTTTATGTCAAGAAATGGTATTTATTGAACAACCAAATACTGCGGTAAATGATCCTGAATTGTATCAGTTTAAATCAACCGTTCCATATATTTTAAAAACTATAAAAACTCCAAAAAGGTTTACTACAATAATAAATGGAGATAATAGTACAACAATTCAATTTGGTGCGGGAGACCCAACGGCATCCGATGAATTGCTTATTCCAAACTTAAAAAATGTAGGTTTAGGACTTCCAAATTCAATTAGTAGATTAGAAGAATCTTTTGACCCAACAAACTTTTTAAAAACAAAAACATATGGTACATCTCCATCAAATACAACAATTACTGTAAAATACTTAACAGGTGGTGGAGTAAATTCAAATGTTGCTAGTAATACAATACGAATAATTAAAAGTGTTGAATATGATGAAGATTTAAATGATTTTTCTTCAAATGAACTTTCATTGTATTTGAGAATGAAAAACTCATTAGCAGTTGATAATGAATTACCAGCTATTGGTGGAAAGAGTGGTGAAACAATTCAAGAAATGAAAGAAAATGCACTGGCACATTTTTCATCACAAAATAGAGCCGTAACTGCTAAAGACTATCAAGTAAGAGTTTTATCTATGCCTGCTAGGTTTGGAGCTGTTGCAAAGGCGTATGCTAGTGCAGATGGTATACTTGATAATAATTCACCATCATCTATTTTAGCATCTCCAAATGCATTACAAGAATTTACGGATATTGTTATGGATTTTATTGAATTACCAGATACACAAGAACCAAAAGAAGATGTTGTTAGAGATAGAATTAGAACATTTTTGACGGGAAAAACTCAAAATATAAGTGAAAAAAATAATCCATTTGCTATTAATTTGTATTTACTTTCATATGATGCAAACGGAAATTTAACAGGTATTAACTCTGCTTTAAAAGAAAATATAAAAACATATTTAAATGAGTATAAAATATTAACAGATGGTGTAAATCTTTTAGATGGATTTGTAATCAATATAGGTGTTGATTTTGATATAATATGTTATCCAAATTATAATAAAACCGAAGTTCTTATAAATTGTATTAATGAATTAAAAACTTATTTTAATGTTGATAATTGGACTTTTAATCAAACTATAAATTTAAGTGAAATAGAATTACTTCTCGCAAATATAGAAGGAGTTTCATCAGTACCAATGTTAAAAATTACAAATAAATGTGGTGGCAATTATTCATCCAATTCTTATAATATAGATGCGGCAACAAAAGATAAAATTGTTTACCCATCATTGGACCCATCGGTTTTTGAAATTAAGTTTCCAGATAAAGACATTAAAGGTAGAGTAAGATAATGGCATACTATTTTTTAACAGCATCAAAAGATGCAACGGTATATCTACAACAGCCAGACCAAAATACTGGATTAGATGAGATATTAGAAGTTAGTAAAGTATATTATGGAAACATAAAAGATACTTCTAGAGTGTTGATTAGATTTGATTTATCCCACTTATCTTCATCTTTATCAAATGAAACTATGAAACTTCAACAGGCAACTTTAATTTTAAAAGAAACGGAAAGTGAAGAAATTCCTGTTGAATATACACTATATGCATATCCAATTTCTGGTAGTTGGGAAATGGGTAAGGGAACTAGATTTGATGAGATTTCAACACAAGGTGTAACTTGGAATTATAGAGAAGGTGATTCAAATTTAGAATGGTTACCTACATTACAATTTTCAGCAGGTACCAGTGGTTCATATGAAGGAAAAGGTGGAGTTTGGTATAATAATAATGCATCAAGTCAATCTTTTAATTATCAAACCGCTGATATAACAATGGATGTAAAAGAATCGGTTAAGCAGTGGTTGAGTGGTTCTATACAAAATAATGGATTTATTATAAAACATAGTTTGAGCGTTGAAAATGATAGTGAAGATTATGGTATTGTAAAATTATTTAGTAAAGAAACAAATACAATATATCAACCTAAAATTAGAATTGCTTGGGATGATGTTACATTTAATACAGGTTCATTGCAAGAATTAAGTGCGGAAAATATTGTAATAAATGTTTCTAATTTTAAAACAAAATATAAAATAAATTCTAAAGTAAAATTTAGAGTTGTTGGAAGAGAACAATATCCTTTAAAAACTTTTACAAATTCTTTTGGATATAGAGCAATTAAATTTTTACCAACAAATTCTTATTATCAAATAAAAGATTCCGTTTCAGATGATGTAATAATTCCTTTTAGTGAATATTCAAAACTTAGTTGTGATTCGGATGGTAACTATTTCAATTTAAATTTTTCTAATTGGGAAGCAAATAGATTTTATAAATTAGAATTTAAAGTTGAACAAAACGGTAGTGTACAATATTTTGATACCGATTTAATCTTTAATTTGGAAAAGTCTTAATATGAGTAATTCTGGATTAAAAAATGAACAGTATGTAAACAAGATTCTTGTTAGTGGTTCTTTGGCTTTAAAACCAAAAACTGATACGGGTGTCTATGTATTTGAAAAGAAAGAAAACTTAGGATTAATATCTGGTAAATTAACAAAACCAATTTATGATGAAGCTGAATTAGAAAGAGCTGTTGATACGGTTATTGTAGAATTATTACCACAACCTTTACCTGAAGTTGAAGATACTGTTCCTAGAAGAGTTTATAATCCTGTAACACAATCTGTAATTGATTTAACTGCGGAAGTTGTAAAATTGAATAAAGATATTGAAGATTTAAGAGCAAAAGTAACCGAATTGGAAATAGTTACCGAAAGTTTAAGAATTGATGTTGATAGAGAAACTTTGGCTTCTTCAACTGCTCAAAATGAAGCTTTTCAGTATGGAGTAAAAATACAGTCATCAATTGGAGATTTACAAAATGCTATTCAAAAAGCAACATCTGAAGCAATTCAAAGAGTTTCACTAACTGCTAGAGTTTCTGCATTAGAAGAACAAAATAGAGCATATAAAGAACAAATAGAAGGTAGAGACGCTAAATTAGCAGAAGGTGCGAAAGTTGGAATGGACTTTTCGGTTAAAGTAATTACTAAAGGTAGTGAAACTATTCCTGAAGATTTGGCATTTAACGGTAGAGCAAAAGATGACGGTAGAGGTAAATGGCTAAAAGGTCCGGATATTGAGTTATATAATTTTACGGAAGAAGAAGTATCTATAACAATGACGCAAGATGGTGCAACTAAAGGTTGTGTTGAAGATATAGGTAAAATTACTTTAAATGGTAAAGAAAAGAAAACTATAAAACTTAAAACTATTGATAAAAAAGTAGATGACTTAAAACCAAGTACGGGTGCAGGTACAAGTAGAGACCAGGCACACAAAGGCTCACTTATATTTAAATCAACAGGTTCAAATGTAACATTGACATTTGTAATACAAAAACAAAGAGGAACTAAATTTGAAGGATAATGGCAATACAATCATTTAAAGATATAATAAATACCAAAGGATATCGTATCAGTTCTGAAGATAGAACATTGTTTGAACTGGGGGATATACAATCGTTTTTTGGTTTAAGCGAAAACGATTGCATTGAATTTATTTTATATGATGCGAATGACAACCAACTACCACAAATTTCATTTGGGCTTGTGAGATATATTCCATTAAATTCGGAAAATATTAAAGATTATTTTTTAATTGCGGAAGGAACTTTGTTTCAAAAATATAAATTACCATCCGAGTATTTTATTGATGCAGAAAGATTGATAAAAGAAGCAGGATACAATAATGGTATATTCAAAACTCAAATAACTCTTTTAAATAATAGAGTAGGAAGTAATAAAAGTTTAGATAAATTATGGATTCAGGAAATATCTCCATCCCGAACTGAAGTAAGATTATTTCCGAGTGAACAAGGTGCAGCATTAAATCCGGAATTAAAACTAAGATATGGCATATTAGTAAATGATGGCTCTTTTAGAGAAGATATTTTAAGATATGCTGTATCATTTGCAGAAGCAATTAAACCAAATTATATTTCTTCTTATTTAAAAACTAATTTTGGAGAAAAATGGTTTAATAAAATGATTTCCGAATTCCAAATAAAAGAATTTGATGCATTTGCAGCAACTATATATAATAAAATGTTAGAAGGAACTATATATGAATTTACAAATAGAATTTCTGATATTAATGATTTAAATTATGGAAAACCAAAAATAACACCACCATCTGTTGCATTATCAAAAGAAATTGTAAAATCAACGGTGGAAAAGATTTTAATTAGATTGTTAAACAAATACATAATTAACCCAACAATCACATATACTGATGGAACATATCAGGTGTTTGAAAGTCCAGATGCTGTTGAAGAAATTTTACAAAGTAAAGAATCTGATCTTGAAATTTCAACAAATCCACCTGTTCAAAAAACTATAATAACTACAAAACCAAATCCAACACTTCCTGTGTTAGATGTGGTGAAAGAAAGAATAAAAACACATCCTGAATTAGGTCCTATAAAAGAAATAATTCAACCGGATGACGTCATTAGAATTCCTATTATAGACGAACCAAAGGTTCAAATTGAATCTCCAATAGAAATTAATCCTGTAGGATTTGATGATGGTGTTTTAAGAACCAGAGGTGGGGTTGTAGGAAGAAGAATATTAGGATATGAAGATTCTGATTTCCAAAGTATTAATTCTCAAGATGTTAGTGAAGCTATGAGTATGGGAAATACGGTATCTGCTGATGCTATTAAGAAAAAACGTAAAGGAAAATTAGCAAAAGGAGCATTGACGGGTGGATTAGGATTGGTAGTTGATACGGATAAAAAAGAAGATAAAGATAAAGGTTTAATTGGAATAAAAAAAGGTAGAAAAACACCGAAAGATATTGTTAAAGCTGCAGCTAAAGTTGCGTTATTAGGACCAGCTGCCTTGTTACTTAAAAGAAAAAAGAAAAAAGGTTAATAAAGAAACAAAATGCCAAGATTTGTACAAGGAGAAATAATTGACAGTGAATTGGATAATACCAGTCAAACTAATATTAAAAATAACATTTTAATAAGTGCTGAAAATGAACAGCCTGTTACTGGTGTCATATTACCTAAAGGTGATGTTGGTATTATAAAAAATGGAAATGTTATTTTACCAATAAGTACTGAAGGAATAGGAACTATAAATCAAGATGGTAATTTAATTCTTTATGTAAAATCTAATATTGACGGTGCAACTCTTTATATAAATGGCGAAAATACTTTTAAAACAGCTCCTGATAAATTAATATTCACATTAAGTGATATTATTAAAAGTGGAGAAAAAAGAATTGAAATTTCAAAAGATGGATATACATCAAATGAAACATACATAATACAGGTTATTCAAAATGTAAATTTTGATGATACAACTTTTGATAATTATAAAAATGATATAATTTCTACCGATGGTTTATTTGATTTCAAACCACAGGCTAAATTTTTTACAAAAACTCCACCGCATGTTTTTAGAATACAATATATTAAAGATGGTATTTTACAAAATACGGATGCAACAACTGATACACAAGAAATTAAAGAATTACCTTTTACTTTAACTCAAAGAAATTTAAAAGCGGAAGAATTAATAAAAGTTATTGACCCACAAACTGATTTAGCGAATGTTACTATTAAAGTAGTTGGACCTAATAATTCAGTTACTGTAATCAATGGTAAGAGTCAAGAATCTACTAAACTAATTGAAGGTACAACTACTTTAATAGTAGAACAGGGAACTCGTTTATCAATTTCATCAACAAACAACTCCACATATAGAATAAAGAGTGTAAACGTAACGGAGATTGGAAAGAAAACAGCACCATTAGTTGCTGAAAATTTAGATTCATTAACTACTGAGTATGTTGTAAACGCAGATACTACATTTGATATTGAAAGTGAAACTTTATCAATCGTAGCGGTATCAACTCCTTTAATTAAAATACCCGATGAGGGAGTAAGAAAATATAATATTAATTCCGAAACAGGATATACTATTTTATTTACAAGTCAAAATGTAACATCTGTTGATGTTTATATAAAAGATAAAACTTTTAATTTTCCAATAGAAGGTGATGGTATAGAAAAAACTAACGCAGTTTTAATACCAAAAACTGTTTTTGATTCAATAGGAAATTATAAAATTTATATTGTTGGTAAAAATGCAAGTACTGAATCAACTCCTATTGATTATCAGTTAAGTGTTGTAAATGAGTTTTACATAAAAACTCCAGATATAACAACTATAAAATATCCAAAAGAATTAAGAGGTGGTGATTATAAAGGTACTGATGTAGATTTTGAAATAGAGTATAGTTCAACTAGTACGGATTTTGTTAGAATTTATATAAATAATTCTACACAATATGTTCAATATGGTCCAAACGATAAAATAAAATTTAATGTTGAAAGCATTTTAAAGCAAAGCGGTTATAATGGGCCATTAGATAATATTAAAATTAATTTAAAATTAGTTCCTCACAATATAAGTGGTACTAAAGAAATTATTGGTAAGGAAGAACTTTTACTTATTGATTTTTTTGCAGGAAATCTTACAATCCCTAAACAACTTGCAATTAATAGAATTGTGGCAGCGTTTACTTCACAATTTGATGAGAGTCTTTTTTCTTTAGAGTCTGCAAAATATTTAAATCATCTATTGCATATAGGTAATGGAGATAATAAATTAATTACAACTTGGACAGGTAGTTTGGATTCGTTAATAGTAAAATTATATGAACCACTACCAACAACAATACAGACAAATCAGTTAGTATGGATTTCTAAACCTCAATCAACACCAATAATTGAAACAATAAGTTTATTAGATGAGGTAATTGATGTATGTAATCCAATTAAAGGACCAAATTTTTCTATTCAACCTGATAATGGAATTGAATTTCAGATATATGATGATTTGATTGCAAGTGGTTCTGAAAGCTCGGTTAGTATTATAAACAAATATACCAATTCATTAGGAATTGATACTGAAAAACTGAGTATAGAATATGTAAGCGGGTCTGAATATCTTTTTAAAAATTTTGTAAATTTTAGTTCTGCAACTGAAAGAGTTGAAAATTTCTTTTATAAAGCAAAATTAATTGAGTATTATAAAAATTTAGAAAGTATAGTTTATGCTCAACCAAATCCTTCACC